GGAAGGACCAGATAATAATATTACTTTAGTGTTATTATCTAAAGCTAATTTAAGAAAATCTTTTTGTTTATTTGTTAAATCCGGTCTTTGTCGTATTTGTACCGGTCTTTCGAGTTTTTGGGCCTGGTGGACTATTGGGCTTTTGTCTTTGGCATTTTCGTTATTGCTAGAGGGTTGTTTTTGTTTCAATAAACGTTTTTTCTTACTCATCTATTATATTTATCACAAATAGTAAATATTATATATGTTTAATAGTTTTGAAAATAAAGTTAGTAGTCTATTAAAGGAATTTACAGAGACTTTTCCAATAGAAGAAAAGAAAGGCTCCCGTTGTACTAAAGTAACAGGTCAACAAGCTTCTACCCGTAGCGATAAAAAGTATATGCGCTGTGCACGGGTCGGTGGTAAGTTAAAAAGAGTACATTACGGTGATCCTAATTTACGTATTAAAAAGTCAAACCCAAAGCGTCGTAAGTCTTTTAGAGCTCGTCACAAATGCTCTTCTGCTAAACCAGGTACTGCAAAATATTTTAGCTGTAAAAACTGGTAATTAAGAATTTATAAACGCATTAGCTGCAGCGTAGACCGCTACAGTTGCCCCTAAACCAAGTACTGCTATAGTGAGAGTTTCAGGAGTGCCGTCTATTTTCGTTCCAAAAGTACCAACCAATTCTTCTATATTTTGAACCCCGGTCCCGGATGATGTTCCTTGGCTTTTCGGTATAAAACCTGAATATAAAGAATAACCACCAGACACTGATAAAGATGATGACCCGTAGGCGTATTGGAGCCCGGCACTATCTACATCATTCCAACTTAGACTACCCCCGGTTACCGATGCCCCTCTATAAAGAGTGTATTTTGCATTTGAAGTATTGTCTGTATTGTATATAAAAAAGTCTTTTAAGCTTAACGATAAATTTGACCGGTCCGGTTTTAACCTTAATGCTAAAATAGGTGTCATGACCCCGTTTTGAGCTGTAATGGTCCCCGACGTAGAAGCGGTAGTCGCGGTTCCTAACTGTTCAGATACACCTTCATCTATAACAGTTGAGCAAATCTGCTTTAAAGTACCCGAACCTGCACCTATCTGTCTTATTTCATAACGTATTGGCTGATTAGGAGAAGTCATATACGGGCTTGTTAAAGTGTTAAAATTGTTTATATGGTGAGCATAATATAATTTACCGTATAGATAAAAACCAAATCTTACTCTACCTAAACCTAGCCATTCATAATCTAAACTAAATATTTGACCTTTAGTAAAATCTATAGTTAGACCAGAAGCCCCGGTACCATTTAATTTATCTACATTCCAACTTGACTGAGGTATAGTTGTAGTAGTTGTGGTACCGTTTAAAGTTTTTACTACGTTAAAACTCGGTCCATTTTCAGTTATTTCTAAATATAAACCGTCTGACGGTACGTATGGGGCAGCTGATAAGCCTTGAAACAAACCTATTCTTTTTACTATATTAGTTTCTGGGGCTGCTACAAACGTCAAACTAGCAGTCATACTTTTACCGGGTTGGTAGTTAAACCGATCCATTGTCTGTCTAATTACATAACCGCTAACCGCAGACGTTTGCATCGAAACTAAGCTGTCACCTGTAATATGAGTACTGCTACCTAAATTTATTTTTTCGTCAAATATTGTTGGCAGTTTATCGTAAAGCATTTTACTGTCCAATTGAGTAGCGGGTAGTCCTACTCTTAAACGACCAAAAGCATCTGTTGCAGCATTATCTCCAAACGGGGAACCGTTTATTTGCCCGTAATTTACGTCTGATACTAATAAAGCAGTTTTCGGGTATATATAGGTGGTAGATACTGAAGGAACTACTGTAAGATTATCACTATCAAATCTAGTTTGTACTTGTACAGTTGAAATTGCAGGGTAAGAGACTGGATCCGGATAAATAATAGCATTTGCTAGTCTTGAAGCAAATTCAGGATAGTTGACTGTTACTGGTGCGGCGGCTGGCATTACTATTATTTACTGTAAAAAACAAAGAAATATAATAAAATATGTTATGCATGATTATTTAATAGTAGGCACTGGTTTGTTCGGCTCTGTGTTTGCCTATGAAGCTACTAAGCGTGGTAAAAGTTGCCTGGCTTTAGAAAAACGGGATCATATAGGCGGCAACGTTTACACACGTAATGTAAGCGGTATAAATGTGCACGAATATGGAATACACGTGTTTCATACTTCTAATAAAGATATCTGGGATTATATAAACAAATTTGCAACTTTTAACAATTTTATTAATAGGCCTAAAGTTAATTATAAAGGCAAGATTTATTCTTTTCCTATTAATTTGTTTACTCTATATCAAGTTTGGGGCGTTAATACACCAGAACAAGCTATAAAAAAATTAAAAGAAAATAAATTAAATATAGAAAATCCTTCTAACTTAGAAGAGTGGTGTCTGTCAGAAATAGGTAAAGAACTATATGATATTTTTATAAAAGGTTATACGCAAAAGCAATGGATGTTAGATCCTAAAGAATTGCCTGCATCTATTATAAAGCGTTTGCCTATACGTACTGATTTTAATGATAACTATTATTTTGATATATATCAAGGAATTCCCGAAGGTGGATACACTCAAATTTTTGAAAAAATGCTCCATGGGGTAACTGTACTTAAAGGAGCGAATTATCTTGCTAATAAACAACACTGGGATACACAAGCCACAAAAGTTGTATACACTGGCCCTATAGATGAATATTTCGATTACTGCTATGGAGAATTAAATTACCGTACTACTAAATTTGATCATATTGTATTAGATAGTATAAAAGATTATCAAGGGGTTGCACAAGTCAATTACACTGATTTAGAAACTCCTTACACGCGAATTATTGAACATAAACATTTTGAATTTGGTAAGCAGGATTTTTCAGTTATAACAAAAGAATACCCTGATGTATGGAGTAAAGACAAGATTCCTTATTACCCAATTAACGACGGAAAAAACAACGCTCTCTATAAAAAATATAGAGAGCGTGCAGACTTAGAAAAGAATGTAATATTTGGAGGGCGACTTGCTGAATATCGTTATTATGATATGCACCAGGTTATTGGTGCAGCATTACATACAGTAAAGAAAGAGTTTGTAGAGTAGTTATTTCTTATCTGGGGCAATTACATCAGAAGTACCCTTCACTACGCCACCGACTAGTTCTAATCCACCTCCAATAACTTTACCGCCACCGGAAAGTACTTTACCTGCAGTATCCGACACTACACCTAAAGATTTAGATACGTCATTAGCACCATTACCGACTACATTACCAACGCCACCGATAGCTGATTGACCAATGCCTTTTGTAGATTGATATGTTGCGTCTACTGTACTGCAACCGGTTAAAACTAACAAACCTAACACAGATATTAATTTAATGGGATTCATAGGTATTAATATTTATACAAAACCAATAAGAAACCCGCCCATTGCTGGGCGGGTTCTTTGAAATACCTTTAAGAGGTATGTCCTTCTTAGAGGAAGGTTGCACCAGTGCCAGGTACGAATGCAGTACCGAGACCGGATACAATGATGAGGTGGTAGTAGAGCTGAGCACCGAAGATGTGGTCAATGACACCGTAACGGGTCATTAAGCCAACACGTGGGCTGAAGTCGTTAGGACCAACGGTACGTTGTACCAATACTGGGATGTATGGGCAGTAAACGATACCGGTGTCATAGTATTCAGCGCCCTTATAACCAAGGAGGGCGTACTCGAGCGGATTAGCGCGAGTTCCTACTTGATACTGAGCTTCAGTACGGGTATCACGGTAGACTGCAAAGCGGCCACCGAGAGTACCGACCTTAGCAATACCTACTGGCTGAGTATTGACGTTGCCTTGTACAGAGAACCATTGGAACTCTGGAAGCATTTCAAGCATTGCGCAAACGCGTGGGGTAGCAACGATGAAGTTAGCAGCACCACGACGGTTACGGATAGCAACACGGTTAGCTTCAACAATTACGCGAGCATAGAAGTCGCGATTGCGTTCACCTAACCAACGGCCATCAGCTGAAGCAGCGTACCAGAAAGAGTAACCTTGATTTGCGCCGCCGTTAAGGGCGATTTGGCACATACGGATTACCATTTCACGGTCAATTTCAGCCTGAATTTCGTAACTCATTGCGTTTGTGAGCTCGTTATCGATGTCGATACCGTTCATGTTCTTGAGGTCTTGCTCAAGTTCAACGGACCAACGAGCTGCTAAACGACGGGTACCAGCTTCAACAGCGGTCTTCTCGAAAGATACGACCATCTGTGGAATGTTGCTGGTTAACTCGAAGTTACTTAAGAGCTGGGCAATACCGCGATCGTCAGCTACGAATGGGAAGTTTGTTGCATCACCAGAAAGGTAAGCAGCAGAAGTACCAGTGAAGCGAGTGTTGAGGTAGTTCCAGCCTACTTCAGTACCGGTTGAACCGGTAAGCATTGCTGCTTGAGTATTACTTGAAGAGCCGTAACCATTATCAACAGCAGTAGCACCGAGCGGGGTACCATCGTACTTGTAGCGGAGTGCGAAGGCGAGGCCTACTGGACCGCTCATTGGCTGTACACCTACGATTTCGTTGGTGATAAGCTCTGGGAAAGTACGACGGATCATTGGGATCAAGATCTTTGGTAGACGAGCGTCACCAGTGGCATAGAAGTCACTTGATGGAAGACCGCCTTGACCAGGAGCACCTTGAAGAGTACCGAATACACCACCGTTACCGGCTGCATTGGTAGCTTCAAAACACCATCTCTCTTGGTTCTCAAGAAGGATAGCTGTATTGAGCTTGGTATGATCGTCCTTAATTGCTGGAGTTGCGTCATCGGCGTGCTCAAGCAATGGGGCCCACTTCTTGAGAAGTTGGCTTGCGCGATCACGATCGATGTATGATTGTGAAGGTTTAATTTGTTTCATATTACTAAATAATGTTTTTCTCTAACATATCTCAA